GTGTTTAAAACGCCAAAATTTAGGTCCGTCTTGTTCGTTGTCTCTGTCAATCAATTTAACAACGTAAAATTGTCTTGAACGATATTGCTCAGATAATTTTTTATCTGAATCTTTACCTGTACTTCTTAAATCTTCGTACACCTCGTTCAACGGTGAACGCTCATTATCATTTTTTCCTGGGTCATAAAACTTTTGTGTTTTTCCATCCAAATAAACTTCGTGAAACCACGCCACTTTAAATGGTGAAGACCCATCTTCTGTTGGTAAGATTCTTAATCTTCTCTGTCCTTGTTTCTCTCCTTTCGGCAAAATAGCCGCAAAATACCTCTTTAATCTGTCCTCTTGTGAGATTTTAGTTCCGTTTGAACTTCCACCTTGTTTTTGTTTCTCATACTGAGATAACACTGAATCTAATAAACTTGTCGCCATAAATGATAAAAATTAATTGTTTAAGTAATGATAAATGATAAACCTTGATTTGTCAAATATCTTGGGAAAAAAAAGGTCGGGAAAAATCCTGACCTTTTTTATTAATAATATAAAAATTAGTTTATTTAATGTTGATGAAATCATCATCTTCAAAATCTCTAAATGATTTTTTAACGTCAGTACTTGAAAAGTCTTCAACATCGTCTTTAGTTAGAATATACTCGTCTTTACCTGTTTTTTCAAATTTGTCTTGGTTATCCAAAAAATAATCACTCAATTTTTGGTTGAATGGTCCTGAATCCAAAGACCTCAATTCTAATTTTTCTTCAGGTGTTTTAACTCGATATTTTTCAAATTTACTTTCAAGACTGTTCAATTTATCAACAATCCCGTCCATTTCACTTAGTTTATCCTCTAATGAACCTAACTGTTTGAATAAATTTTCAAAATACTCCTCTTGTTTAGTCTCAACATTTTTTTGAGATTTAACTAAATCAGTAATTTCAACTTCTTTTTTATTTTCGTCTTCATCACCAATTTTCTCAACATCAGGGTCAGCCGCAACATCAACAGGTTGTGGTTCACCACCAACCGCTGTAGGGTCACCCGGAGGTGGAGGTAACGCTCCCGCCGCCGCAGGGTCTCCTGGAGGTGGTGGTAATGCTCCCGCCGCCGCAGGGTCTGCAGGTGGTGGTGGTAATGCTCCCGCTGCCGCAGGGTCTGCAGGTGGTGGAGGTAACTCTTGTTCGTTAATGTATTTATTTATCGAATTATATCTTGCGATTTCTTCTAAAATTTTTTTGTCTACTCTCATGTTTACTTAACCGTTTAATAATTGTTTAATTCCTGATTTAGTCTCTACCTGAATTTTTTTAGATGTGTTCATTGTGTTATCCACACGTTCAATTAAACCATCTTTCATTCTAATAGTATAACAATCACCAGTATCCAAGTCACATACTTCTTTAAAACCATTACCAGCATCTTTTTCAGTATGTCGAGTGTTTTTACCCAAATAGTTGTCTAATATTAATTTTGTGTTCATAATTATTTTTATTTATAAATATCTTGTAATTTTAATTAAATCGCGTTAAATGTATCAATTGATTTCTTAACTTTACCTTCAAGATTCTGTAACACTGTTTTATCAAACGTTGTATATACATTACTATTTGTTCTATTAGCGGATAAGTTTTCAATCCAAAATTTAGCAATTGATTTTTCATTTACTGTTACATCACCCATTCTTTGTTCCCATCGTAATCCTAAGAATTTAATTAAATCCCCAATACTTCTAAATTGAGCATATGGTAATACAGTTGTATTCGATGTTAAACAATAGAATTGTTGTGTGATTTGATTTTTAATTGATTCTCCCCAATTTGATGATAAATCAATACCTGCAAAATTATTCTCATAACACTCAAATCCTGAATCCGTTGCTGATTCAATATACATTGATGCGAATATCACATACTTTAATTTATTATCATCAACAATGTCGTAATTACTAAATACTTCAAGAATTTTAGATTTAACGGCTTTGAATGATTGTAACGTTTTTAACGGTGCTGAAAGTTGGTAAAAAGTATTATACGGTGCTTTTGCCGTACAATCTGTTGACAATGTTTTACCACCATTAACATTAGATTCAACCTTATCTTTTTCAGATATTACATTACCTTTAGCGTCTTTAGTTGGTTCGGTTTTCTTAACAACATTTTCTTTATTCTTTTCAAGAATTGTGGTTAACAAATTAGTTTTTAATGTTTGTATATATTCATCAACTTTAGGTAAACTCGCGGTTGGTTGTCTAACTCCTGCGATGTTAGTTTCAAACGAACCAGGCCCTATTACGTGATTAACACTTGTAATCATATAAGGTCCACTAAACATTGGAACATATCTTAAATTAAAATACATTGAAGGTTGTATCATAGCGTTACCCATCATAGAGAAACTTACAGTATAACTTCGTATTTTATATAGGTTATATAATGATACGTTTTGTGTTGAACCCTTTCTGTTACCCGCTTGATTTGCCATATCGGTAATAACTTGTAATGATTCTGCAGTACTTAATGAATTATTTTGGTCCAACTGAAGTCTATAAAATAATGATTGATTTTGGATACCTACATCCACATTAAATGCCGCCACTTTATTTGACATACCCCAATCTTTTTTATTTATTTGGTCTTCAGTTAGTGGACTACCACAATCTAAATCAAATGCGTCATCATTACGTTTAGTTAAATTAGTATCAACCGCCAATTGTTCACTCGCCTTATTTGCGTAAATACAAACTAATTTAGGTGACGATTGTCTTGTGTCCACATTTAAAAATGTCCCAAATAAACTATCCGCAAACTCTAACGAACCATCAGGTTTTGGTGTCGGGTTTTTAGACACGTCCTGAACATTATAAAAGTTCACATACGACGGTAAATTCATTATTGTAAAATTATTTTCACGAATCAAACCATCAATATACGAATACATAGATGCTTTCGTGTTAATATCATATAAAGATTGTTTTAACTTATAAATGTCAACTAAAACTTTGTTCCCAATATCTCTACTCGCCCTATCAATTAAGATAACGTCCTCAAATAATGTTTTATATTTAAAATCCCCACCAGCAATCCATTTATCATTTAACGCTTTAAAAGATTCCCACAACTCAACTTTAGTTTGTTCACCTTGTAATTCAGAAGATACTTTAGAGATTGGGGAATCATTAACACTTGGTAAATCTTTCCTAACCTTAGTCATCATATTATCAAGGACTTTATCTAAAAACGCATCGTTATTGTTTAAATACTTCTCCATATCATTAATCAACGACAACCCATCGTAGGTATTATTTTTTAATTTTTGTGTCGCATATATTTTAATGATTGGGGCTAATGTTTTAATGTTATCAACAGTAAACTGAATATTATTATCTATAAAGAAGTCGGTAATATAGGAACCATTGTTACTATATTTTAAACCAGGTATTTCTGAAAAACCTACATATAATTGTAAGGCTTTCCATTCGTTAGGATAATTAGTTTTTGATTGTACCAAAGTTGGACCTCCTGTTGTTGGTAAAGCGTTTGGTGAGTTAGTCGTATACGGATTCCATGTGTATTTATCAACCATTGAATGTTGAGAAAACGTATAGAACAATTTCCTATCAAAATTTGACGGATTACCGTATTTCACATAAACATCTTTATTTAAGAATTTGTCAATAGCATTACAAGCACTTTTTAATTGGGATACTTGTATATTATTAACCAATTCATTAGTTGTATTACCCGTAGCTTTCGGCATTTTTAACATTTCCGTTAACAATGTTTGGAAGTTCCCAATACTGATGTCACCATTCAATTTACTTGCGGTATAATCATATTTTGATTTACTAAACAATAAAAACTCACTTTCAAATTGGTTCAACGTATCGTAATCAAATACTGTTAACATTTCACTGATATCTGAATATGAATCGTCTCCGTTAATTGAAAAGTTTTCTTGTCTTGACATTCCCGAAAAAATAACTTTAAAATATTGTGAAGGTGAAGGTTTTTTAACTTTTGTATTGTCAAAATATCCGTAAGTAGGTGCCGCCCAAAATAATCTAATTGAGCCATTATACACCGAAGGGTTGTTCAATATTTCAGTCGTCATTTTACCGGCACTATCTAAACATTCTAACTCAGTTTGATTAATAAAACAACCTTGTGATGGTAAAATAAAAGTACTAAGGTTATCAAGACTATTAACATTTAAAGTCCAAGGTATTATTCTTAAATCACGACCAGGACTGTTTGGGTCAAACCCATCCTTTAAATTAACAATAGCATCAGGAACATAATTCATTGTTAACCCTGATAAAAATGCGTTGTTAATATCGGTACTTGTATAATTTTGAATTATTTCATACCCTTGTAAAAATACGTTAAAATCATTAATCAACTTAGGATAGAACCCCGCATTAATTAAAGTTGAGGTATCAGTTCCAACTGTTGTATTTTTTTCTAATATAACATCAAGATTTGTATTATTAATGTTTAAATAATAATTTTTAGTTTTAGATTGTGTTATTGGGTCGTAGTTTTTAACGTAATCAAAATCAGTCCACACATCTGTTAAAATATCAACACCTGTGTTAATATATTCTTTATATCGATGCCAAATAGAACCATATTTCAATATAAACGCGTAAGGTAATTTGTGTATCGCACTAAATTTCTTCAGTGTTGGACCA